CGGAGCAAACTACCTCTGCTAAAATAGATATAGATGCTCAGATTGAAGCCGTTACAAGAGAAATAGAGGCGCTACGAGGCGAATCTGCGCCGGCTCAAGAATCAATCAAAGTAGGCAAGCAGAACATCAGCATCCCTACAGGCGATGACTTTGCTCCGCCTAGTCTTGTTAAAGCTGTAATGAAAGTAGAGTCAGGCGGCAAGCAAGAAGCTGTTAGCCCTAAAGGTGCTACAGGGTTAATGCAGCTTATGCCAGGTACAGCTAAAGAGCTTGGCGTAGATCCTAAAGACCCGCAAGAGAACGTAGAGGGTGGCAGTAAGTATCTACAGCGGATGATTAACAAGTATGGCAGCAAGGAACTAGCACTAGCGGCATACAACTGGGGCCCAGGTAACATTGATAGAGCTATCAAAAAGGTAAAAGCCGCTGGTAAAAAAGTAACGTGGCAAAGTGTTCTTGATGAAGTTAAGGTTCCTAAAGAAACTAGGAACTATGTGTCAAAAGTCATTAGTTTAGAAGCATAGGAAATAATTATGCTGGCCTTAATAGGCAAGGAAGCTAAATCTTATGAACGTTTCTTAAAGCGTGTTTACGTTACTCCTACGCAATGTTGGCAAATGAAAGGATGGCATGACAAAGATGGCTATGCTCATTTTCATAAGTCTAAGCATAAAAGCAAAGCTCACCGCATTAGCTACGAATGGCACAAGGGCAAGATTTCTGACGGCTTAACTATAGACCATCTTTGCAAGAATAAGGGGTGCGTAAACCCTGACCATTTAGAAGCAGTAACAACAGAAGAAAACGCCAGCCGCCATAATGCTGAAGGGTACAAGAATTGGTGGAAACAATTATCTCCTGACAAAAAGCAGGAATACATTGATAATGTTTGCGTGAAAGGTTCGTTAAAAGCAGCGGCAATAAAAAAGGCTGCAACGCATTGTCGTCGTGGTCATGAATGGAAACCAGAGACAACCTACATTATTCCTAGTAATGGGTATCGTAGGTGCAACGTGTGTTTTTATTCGTCACCATCAATGATTAACAGAAATAAGAAAAAAGAGAGATAGTTATGTGCGCTTGGGCTGCGGGGTCTTACTCGAAAGGAAATAACGGTACAGGCGGTTGGGTTGGTGATGCCAGCCTTGGCATAGGCATAGAAGCTGGCCGCCATGATACTCAGGATAATGACTTTGCTACGGGCATTAATCAGTGCTTAAACAAAGATGGATCTAATGCTGCTACCGGCAATCTTAACCTTGGCGGCTTTAAATACACCAATGCTGCTGCTTCTACGGCTAGAACCGAATTAGCTCAAGTAGCCCAAGTACAGGATGGAGACTACATTTGGCTTGGTACTACTGGCGGCACTGCTACTGCACAAACTGCAAGCGCCTCTCCTGCTATTACAGCTTACAAAGCTGGGCAAAAATTTAGGATGAAGATTGGTAGCGGCTTGGGATCGACTGGTAGCGTTGCAACGGCTCACACATTAAACATTAACAGTGTTGGCGCAAAAAATATTGTAAACAACGAGGACGGTACCAATCCAACATTAGGAACATGGGTGGCGGGAGCCATTATGGAAGTAGTTTATGATGGGACGAATTTAGTTATTACAAACGAGCCGACTGGGTGGCAGACATGGACGCCAACGGTCACACCTTCAGCTGGAACCTCGTCAAGCGTGGTGACCAATGCTCGATTTCGCAAAAATGGAAAGCGTGTTGAAGTGCAATTTGATTTATCGTGGACGCAAAATACCGCTTCGGCTTTATACGCTCGTGTATCAATGCCAGTTAATTTGGATGGACTAAATCAAACTATGCCAGCATTGGTGCAACCAGCAGGAACGTCCCTGGCCGGATTAGTATTTGCACATTCCGCCAGTGAATTTCGATTTTATACCTATGACTCCACCACTCAATTTCTGACTGGCGCACTGCGAGCTATTTGGGCAAACGGATTTTACAGGAGCGTATAACAATGAATTGGCAGGATGTTTTAGCAGGAACATGGAACCCTGAAACGGCAACAAACGAGATGATACGGCAGTCGATTCGTGCGTGGCGAAACCGCCAACTAGCCGCATCAGACTGGACGCAACTTCCCGATGTTCCCGTTGATGCAACGGTATGGGCGACTTATCGCCAAGAACTTCGCGACATGATGCAACAGAATGACGATCCAAAACTAATTGTATTTCCTGAGCCACCACAATGAAGCTAAGGCTTGTTAGAGTGTCTGAATATAACGGCGCTACCTTGGGCGTGTTGTGCGTGAACGACATGCCTGAGTTTGTTACGTTAGAGGATGCTTGGCGAGCTAATGAACGTAAGATTAGCTGCATACCTGTAGGGCGGTATAAGGTTATGCCAAGGCAAAGCCCTAAGTTTGGTCGTACTTGGCAAGTTATGGATGTACCAGAGCGTGATCATATCTTGTTCCATGCTGGTAATACGCATAAAGATACGCATGGTTGCATCTTGCTTGGTATGCAGTTTGGAAGAATTGGAAGTGAGTCGGCTATCTTAGCTAGTAGGTCAGCGTTTAATCGCTTTATGGATCTAATGGCGGGTACTCCCGAAGCAGAGTTAGTAGTTATCGATGCTTACGGAGGGGGGCGTGTTCACTAATGACTGGCGACATTACAGAGTTACGTTACTGGATAGACTTAGCTATCAAGATGGCTATTGGCGTTCTCGTATCGATCATTGGATTAGATTATCGCAGCGTAAAAAACAGCTTACAGGAATTGCAGGAGAACAAGTACCGAACCAGTGTAGAGGTGCAAGTAATTCAAGCGGAGCTAATTAACATAAAAACTAGGCTTGATAGGATAGAAACCAAGCTAGATAAGGTGCTGGCAAAATGAAAGTCCTGTTGGTGCTGTTAGCACTAATGGGTGTAGTAGAAGCTCAAGCGCCTAGCTTGTTGGGGGTATGTCACCCTGAATTTAATTGTAAGGGCGTTGAAGAGCTGTATAAGGGGCAGGATAAGCTAATTCTTAGCTGGCTAGAGAATACTTTTGGCACTCGATGCAAATGCTTAGAGCCTCTGTTAAATGATGCTAGACCAAAGGTAATTAGGGCTCACCTTATACAAAGCCCCTGCATGAGAAACAAGCGCTGCGGGCGTTATGAGGCGTTATGGGGCTATACAGCGGCATCAGCTAGTAGGGCGGCGTTAAAGCCAAAAAGCAGGTTACGAAAAAGGTTTGCGGTAATACTAAAACGATTTAGGCGACGAATAGAAGGGAAGGATCTTACCTGTTACGTTAGCCCATGTTTGGAGTGCGACCTTTATGAACCAGCTAGAAGAGAACTTGCCAATCTTGTATCTGCTGCTTTGCCTACTTGTAACATTGTGGACAATCCATACCGGAGACGCTGTTTGTCAGGATATACCTGTGAAAAACATGGAGTTAATCCAAGTTTACTTGCCCCGTGTATAGTGGATTTGGATGGGATAGACGGGACTACGGTTGATATGAAGGCTTGGGTTGCCAAGTATCAGCACTGCGACTTACAATTCTATTGGGAATACTGGATGAACTGCATTAGGGGCGAGTTTATAGACCCTAGAAAGCGAGATTGTAGGTATCCCTTGTCTACGTTTAGTTACACTCGTGAGTTATTATGCCAATACTACTCTCCATCGTCCGACATCTGCTCACTTTAGCTGCTGGTAGTTTGCTCACCATTGGCGTTACTGAAGATCAGGCAGACGGTCTAGTAAAAGCTGTTGAACCTGTAGTTGCTGGTGCTGTGCTTTACGGCGCTACCCAGGTTTGGTCAGTAGTTGATAAGAAGAAGCGCTAAAAGCTGCTACTTCTAAAGCTGCGATGCTTTTCTTTTGGCGCGTAGTTACTTATGCGCTTGCGTATCTTTTTTACAGCATCTTCTCGATCTAGCAGCATTGAGCAGATATAGACCAAATTGTATGGCTTGGGCTCATTACAAAAAAAGAAGCTATAAAGATCAGCTTTGAAGTAAGGAGTTAGTTCTTGAGCTGGCGTGCAGTAGTCTGCAATAGCTCTATCAATAACAGCTAGCCACAGTATGTGTTCTGGCGTTGCAGGAAAGTCTATATCTTCTGCAACAATATCTTCTTTCATTTAATTAGTTTTAGAAAGTCTTCAATATACATTGTAACTAACCAGGGGCGGTTGTTCTTGCGGTGACATACTATAGGAGTTTTATCTCCACAATCTCTAGTAGCTTGGTCTATAGCCTTGTCTACGTTGAGTGCAGCAACCATCTTGCACTCAATATGATATGATGCCAGTTCTTCGCAAACGACGTCAGCATCCCCATTAGCGCCGCTATATTGCTGTCCACGCCTGGCAGTGAAACCACGTTCTTTTAACTTATTGGCTAGCTCACGCTCTGCTCTAGCCCCTTTAGCCCTAGAATTTACCATTTAGAATCTCTCATTAGCTAAGTTCTGGAACTCTTGTAGAAACTTAGCCTCTCTTGGCGGATTGGCACTGAATCGCTTGATTACGTCACGATAAAGGTCTTGAGGCGTACGGCAAACAATCAACTCAGAGTCTTTACCTCCATGCATTGTAACTAAGAACTTACGGCGGCGGTAGTATTTTTCGCTTAGTTCGTCTGAGACTGCTGCTACGATGTGATCTCTAAACGGTTGCTTAACGTGCTTGATTGCTGACCAAAAGCGGCGGAGCGCCTGCCTATCATCAAACTCGTGGTTAAGGTTACAGGGGTGATACTCTACGAATACGCCGTTTATCATAAAATCACAAGTTTTGTTGTGACCTATAGGAACTTGGAAAGTAGCGCCAGTCTTTAGCTCAAAATCGCCTATGTAGCGTTCTAATAGGATGCCAGCAGCATACTCTGCATGAGATGCAAAGGTAATAGGGCGGTCTGGGATGGAAGGTAGGGTGCGCCTATCCCGCATGAGGATAGTGTAGCGGATACTAGCTACTCAGCAAGTTAGTAATAGGTTTTGTCATTGTTAGCTACTGACCAGCGGTTGCAATCCTCTGCGCTCCAGATTGTATCGAGAGTAGTATACCCTTTTGATGCTGCATCTGGAGTATTGCCAATGAAAAAGGCGTCCTTAAAAACAACTCTGTTGGTAGGCAGAGCTGCGACTTGTCCGTTATCAAGCAGAATAACGTGGGCGCATTTGTTTTGGTCGGGCTGGAGCAGGAAAGCAGACTCAGATTCAGAATCAGGCAGCCAGTCAATCGTAAACCAGTATGTGCCCGATACTTTGGTCTTGTCTTTAAGCAGTGCGTCACATTGGTAGCCTTTGAGTATATCAAAGGTGGTTACTACGGGGCGGTAACTGAAACAATCCCATAGTTGAAGAAGTTCCAGAGAGAACTCAGCAGGGTCGCTAGCATCAGGATCGTGCCAAAGCCAATGAAGAGGGATATGACGAAAGTGAGCACCTGATTCGAGTAAGACATGGAACTGTAGCGCTCTTGCTTTGTATGATTGTATTGCGATTGCGTAACCATGTTCAAAACCTTCTTTACCGTTTAAGTTTTTAGCTTCTATCCAGACTTTAAGCGGGGGTATATCTGCGTTCATTTATAGTTATTTCTCTTTCCATTCAGCACAAGTAGTTTCTTCTTTGCGGCCTCCACCAAGCGGCACGAGAACAACTCCAACTTTTACATATACAGGAGATTTTTCAGTAACCTTAGTTTCATATCGAGCACATTCGTGAGTAAGGCAAAATGCTATTACGATACAAACTACACTTCCAATCATCAAGCTCATGATCCAAAGAATGCCACCTTCAAATGCAAGCCAGTCTAAAAATGAGTCAATCATTTATTTTGCTTTGAATATTCAATGCGAGTTTCCATTGGTGTCCAGTGAGTAACTTCACTTCCTTTATAAAGTGTCCACACTCCATTTTTCAGTATTGATAAATGAACACATTCTTTATCTTTACCAATCACATAAACTGGTTTGCCTTCTTCAGGCAGCTCTTTTGTTACATCAATCCAACTCATTCTTCCTCCTTCGGCGGCTCAGGCAGTTCCTGCCAATGCGTATATGTGTTGTTTTCTAAGCGTCCGTTCCAGTCAGGCGCAATCGAGTCAACTACTATTGGACTGTAAAGAGTTGGATTGTACCAAAGAACACGCTTGTCCTTTTCTGGTAGTTTTTCTTCAACCGATATCCAGTCGTTGCGAGCAATTAATCCTCGCTCGTAACCTCGCTTGTATCCATCTGCGTTAGCTTGGCAAATATGATTTTCTATTTCGTGCTTCTTAAACGCAGGACGCTCCAGTCTCAACTGATTTAGTTTCTCTTGATACTCTGCTGCTGCTGCGTTGTAGCCAGCATTATAGCCATCTACAAATGTTTCAGGATGAGCATCCCAATATTTTTTACAATACTCTTCTGCCAACTCTTCAGATGTTTTCATTTGCAACCTCCTATTATTAAGCCAAATCCAAATGTAAGCGCACAAAACAACCCAGTAATTATATAAGAAGGATTAGGGCTCCATTGAAACATTTCAACAGTTTTGTTTAGTTCTTCTTTAGTCATTAATCTTCCACATGCAAACCCTACTTCATATGCTTCTTTTGCCATCTCTTCAGGTGTCTTACTCATCTTAAACTGCCTAATCCTAGTCCAAGTATTAAAAGAATTATATTTTTAAACATTTTGTCATTTTTACAAGCAGAAACTCCATCTTCAAATCCTATAATCCAACCAGCAAAAAGCGGATGAATTGGATCAAACCCAACATGGTCAATGCTAGATTGTCGCTGCCGCAACCATTGATCGTAAGCTGCCTCCATTAAAACTGCTTTCTCTTCAAGTGTCTTGCTCATAACTCTCTACATTTTACACTCATTTCTAAATCGGTTGGATCAAGCAACGCATCTTGAGGCACAAAGTAGGCTGGGTGCTGTGCATTATCGCGCCAGTATTGCTTTTGTTTTGCTCTATCGCCAGGTAACCATCCTTTTATCATGTAATTTGGATAGCCCCCTACCACTAGCACAAAAACTGCATCGTCCTTGTCTTTTTGATATATCACCAAACACCCGTTTTCGTGTCGAGTGTGGCGCACTTGATACTTTCCTACATCGCCCTCTAAAACGGTTGGATCGTTAGCCAGCGCGTGCCAGTAACGACCCAACCATTTAGCTACAACCATTTCAGCACCAGCAGCCTCAATATCCGTGTCCCAGACAGCGTTTGGCGCAAACAGTCCCTTGCGTGTTTTTTTGATTGCGTCAAGTCGGCGCATCATACCAGCGCAACCAGCTTGGTACATTTCTATCGCAGATAATGGAATGTTAATGCTATACATGATTAAAAGGGCAGATCATCAATATCAATATCTTCGTGCTTTGCGGCGCTCTTTTTACTGCTCAAACCGCCCGATGCTATGTGTTCCTCGTTGTGTTCTGCTCTGTTGCTTGCGTATTTTACCGCTTCTTGAAGCAGCTCGATCAACTTTTCGCACTCTTCTTTATAGAGGTATTTAGTCTCTACATATTCGCCCGACTGTTTATTCTTGTACGTCTTGCGGATAGTAAAGCTGTAGCCACCGTTCTTAGCGTTCCACACTGCAACATCAATTCCTTTATCTCTAAAGTTTTGCACTGGTTTATTCATACTTTTCCTTAGTTTAGTTACTACCTTATCAATTACATTGTTTATCTTTACTGCATCGCCTTTTTTCTGATATCCTGGAGGTATCATATATTCCGGCCCCGTTGATTAGTTGTTTAATCTTCGGGGCTTTTTATTTCCCTAATGATATCCAGCGCCCAGCGCAAACCATCTGCTTGCCCTAGCTCATACTCTGACAGCGGTTCCTTGCTAGTTTCTAGAGCTTTTAAGATGCCGCTAATACCTTTCTCGACCTGATTTAATTCGTTCGATCCAGTTTCCAAATGCATCTCCTATTAAATCGGTCAACCTTACGTTGTGTTTCTTGCTGTAGTTCTTCAAATAGTTGACGTATTGTTTTTCCACAATGATTGTCCAGCGTGTCGCGCCCTCGCGTGGTGCATCTGCTCGTTTCTCTTCTTCTTTCATTTAGTATTACTCCTTTGGCTCTTACTAATAGCTTAAGTCTTTTACGCTTCCATTGGCTTTTCATCTTTCACATCCTCTGTGACGCACTGCGTTAATCGTTGCAACCTGATAGGCGACCGCCAGATTGAATCTGTGATGCTTTTGGCACCGCAGCTTTTTAAGTATCGCTCTGCCGCTAGCCGTTGATCACCGTCTAATACGCTTACATCGTAAAAAGTTGGCACTGCTT